TTCTGCCCACGAATTAACGCAATCAGGACAATATAACGCATCTCCAACGGCTCTATATCCAAGTGCAAACATTCCTTCTGGAATACCTACCATTGCAGATGTCTTTTCCAATTTCCCACAATTACTACACTGATACTCAATCTTCATGCAAACTCCTCCCTCGTGCGTAGGCCAATGCCTCGTCCCATCCAGTGCCGACCAGCATCTTATCGGCAGTTTTAACATCTTTACAGAGTTCGCGTGCTAACATATACTCAGCTACACATCCAATGCTTTCCTGCCATTTCCCACACATCACGATGCCGTCGCAGCGCCGAAGCAGCTCCAGACAATAGTCCAGCCCCTGGATGTAGTCTGTTTTGCTATACGGACACCGGATCGCGTGTACCGGGCTGACGAAACAAATATCCGGATACTCGGTCTGCAAAGCCTGCACTATCACGTCCGCCTTGGCCTCGTTTTTCTGCTTACCCCCGTAGGGATGCGACACATAGTATATTTTCATTCTGTCACCTCGAAACCCTCACACACGCTTGACATATCCCTCACCGCATACGGAATCCTATCACGCACATCAGGGCATTCTTGTGCTTGTTTTTTCATGGCATAGGGCTTTGCCTTTTGACATTCGTGATAGTGTTTGCAGTTTTCCGTCCTGCACCATGTTTTGTCCTCATAGCAAATCATGATTATCACTCTCCTAACAGAAAATGCCTAAAACATTCCTCGCACATATTGTTTTCACCGCAATGATTTTCACACCATTCACCATCATCCTCGTAAATGGCATCACCGAACAATGTGTCACAATCATAACCATCTTCAAACTTGCAGATATGTTGTAACAGTTTTTCTATCTTTTCTTTGTCGGTCATGGTATCTCCACCCTACACACAAGATTCTTCCTGCCGAATTGCCAACACTCGTCCTCACTTGCCATGAAGATGTCCAAAAGATTATCATACGAACCGCCAAACCTATCCGTCACAACCAATGTCCTGCCATCTTCGGTTTTGATTACTGTACCGAACGGAATCCATCTGCCGTTTATTTTATCCACCGCACAATGCCCCACTTGGGGCATTACACCTGATGCTGTGGGATTCGTGCTGTGCGTGTATGCGGTGCATTGTAATGTTACCACTATGGCAAGCATATATAACAGCGTTTTCATCGAATAGCGGCGCGGAGACACGCGACTTCAGTCGTGTGAGGAGCGCCGTTCACCTCCTTCTCAATTAACAGCGATTTCCTAATGCGAAGCATCAGGGCTTGCTAGTTACGCTTGCACGTTTCTGCAAGCCCCCGACTTTAGTCGGGGGTAATTGACGATTCCACCTCACCCAACACAATCACCTTGTCACTGTAACCAATGTCTATAACTTCAATGTCAAAACAGCTCACGAAGGAATTTCGTGTACTCCTCTGCCTTTGCCAGGTCACTTTTGAGTGTTCCTTTCTTCGGATAGCGGTACAGATATTTGATGATGCTCCCCATGTAGTAGGCTTCCTCTCCAGAAAGCCCTTGTGTCATGATTTCAATCACTTTCTTGCACTCAGTCCCCTTCCAGGTGTAGTGATCCGGATGATGGATCTCATCGTTTTTCGGCGGGCTGGGCGGATTCGTATACTCTGTAGTGCGCGGGTTCATCATAATTCCTCCTCAATCAAAAAACACAACATTTGCATGGCTGATATTAATCGTTTGCCCTTCAGAGTGTTCCACTACGGTATCGTCGTCCGATTCGGCATTCAGCCAGTTCAGAATGGCATCATCACAATCACGATGCCCGTCGCAGAACTCTTCTAATGCGGGACACTTTTTGCAGTCCACGATACCTGACAGAAATTCTGCCAGCTCATCTTTATCCATAATTCGTATCGCGTCGCCGTCCATGATACTTGACAGAAATTCTACCAGCTCATCTTTATCCATAGTTCGCATCGCTTCATAGTTCGTCATAATCCATTCCTCCTTATCGATGGACTTTTTGCCCGTCATCTTTCTGCCTGCTGACATGGTACAATAATCCGCGTCCCCGGCTGGACAAGTCCTGCATTGATAGTCGGATTAAGTTGCCGGGTGTAATACATCACCTCGTCGACAGGACGAGTGTCGCCGGTCTCGGCCATTGCTGATTCAACCGCACCCCACACCGTCCCGCCTTCCGGGATGTACCGGACGACGTGGACGGTTGTCGTCCTCGCCGGTGCCAGCAGCATTGCCAGGAAAGCGATTGCTACGATTATTTGAACCAATGCCAATACTTTCTTCATTTTGCCTCCTCCTTCTCTTCTCCTTTCCTTTTGTTGAAAACATCAAAAAAAAGAGTCTCCATGGGAATGCCACTGTCTCTTTCAATCTGTTTCATAGTGGCAACATCAGGCTTTTTATCGCCATTTTCCCAGCTTGACCACGCTTGCTGACTGACTTTATATTGCTTCGCCATGTCTGCTTGCGATTTATCACCACGATACTTAATCAACTCAACGCGCTTCATTTTCTCACCGTCCTTTTTTACTACGTTTCGTTGTAATATTATATTACTACTTTTAGTTGTCATTGTCAATTGCTTTTTGTAAAAAAAAGCAAAAAAATAAAGGTATGCCGAAGTATACCTTCACAGAATAAGGGCATCTTGTTAGACACTCTGAACTATACCGCAGTTTGGCGGAGCAGGAAGGATTCGAACCCTCGCGGCCTTGCGGCCCTCTCTGTTTTCAAGACAGATCTCTTCAGCCAGCTTGAGTACTACTCCGTATTGGCGGAGACGTAGGGTTACGTCTCCGTTTGGTGCTCCCGGATGGACTTGAACCACCATCAGGCGATATAAAAAAGAACCCCCGGAGCGACTACCAACTCCTGCAGCTTCCTTGGAAGTAAAGAGACAAGTAAAGATTGCCCTGTACTATCCGATCGCAAGTTTAGTATATAGTATTTGTCTCTTACTTTCAAGCTAAATTTGAACATATCTGGAAAATATCCGATATCGTTCTTTTTTTGAAAGAAAGGAGAATCCCAAATGGCAAATCTGAAATCAACTGTTGCTTAATCCCTTCAGCATCAATGCCTTCCTTTCCGTTTATTAGAGCCTGCATCCAAGGTTCACTCGCCTTCTCGGTATCTCTTTCATGTCACACCTCAAAATAGCCTTATATCTTCCGTAAGTTCGCTTGCTTTTTTCAGGTTTAAAACCGCCTGATTGTAATAGCTATCCTTTAATTCGATTCCGATAAACTTTCGCCCCATCTTAATTGCCTGATACCCTTCACTTCCAATACCACCGAACGGGGATAATACAATATCGCCTTTATTGCTCCATAACGTGATACCCCTTGCAATAACATCAAGCTGTAACGGGCAGATGTGTTTTTCATCGTTTTGGTCTTTTGCGCCTTGCGTATTCAGTGTGTATGTCTGCCTTATATCATCCCATACAGGCGATGCGTATTGCCGCCATACCATGTGTGAATACTTGATATTATTTTTCGGTATTTGTGGCTCGTTTTCTCCATAGTAATCAGTTAAACCATGCGGATGCGCTATTGGTTCTTGATTCTCCCCCCTCTTGCGTACTGTAATCAGATAGTCGGCAATCCCCTGTCTGCAAATATAGCTATCTTTCACTATCTGTTTATGCAGTAAACCTAATGCTTTTGTCCGTGTTGCCGCAATCAATGGATCTTTCCATATCGTGACACGGCTATGAAAGATGAATCCCATTTTTTCAAAAAGCCGTAATAATTCGCCCGGAAAATCTCTTAAGCCAATAAATCCGTCCTTTTCTTTGCTTGTCGGTAAATCCATACAGTGAAAGCTTAAACTGCGCCCCGGCTTCAATACCCTGTATAACTCAGGAACAAGATACTCAAAGTGCTTGTAAAATTCATCATCCCCATTGCTGTTTCCCATATCTTCATTGTAATTTGAGTATGTGTATAAACTGGAAAACGGCGGCGAAAAGATGATATATCCTACGGAATTTTCGGGGATTCCCTTAATTACTTCACAACAATCGCCATGATACATTGCATATTTTTCAGCAATATCTTGATGTAATACGTTCATGCTCCTACCTCCAACCATTCAGGCAATGTCATCTTAATTTTTGCATCATATTTTTTTTGATTTCTGCAAGTGCTTTTGATATTCTGTGCAGCAATATTCTGCGTAGCGGCTATCATGCCGTGTAACATATCTTCAAAATCACGTTCTTTTCTTTGGATATTAGCTACAACTGCGCCCTCGGTATCAGCAGTAATCACATACACGTTAACCTCTTTTTTCTGCCCAAACCGCCAACATCTCCTAACAGCTTGATAATACTGTTCAAAACTGTCTGACAGCCCTACAAAAATCATATTGTGGCACTGTTGCCAGTTCATCCCAAACCCGCAAATGGAAGGCTTGCTAACCAGCACCCTAATTTCACTTTTTGAAAATCCCAACATAGATTCCGTTTTATATTCAGATGTATCACTTCCGCAAACCTCTACACTATCAGGAATTGATTTTGCTATTAAATCAGATTCCACATTAAGATTGCACCAAACAAGAAATTGCTCATCTGATTTATTTACCAGTTCGGCGCAAGCGGCAACCCGTTCTTTTAAGCTATCACGCCTTGCCTGTTGGCGTTCCTGTAGTGTTTTTGCTTCTACTGCAAACAATGATCCTGTAGGGGCTTCTGTTTTGACCTCTATTTGCCGTATGTTCAACTTGGGCAAAATAAATCTTTCTCCGTTATATCCCAAATCAGCAGGATTCGTCATCATAACCGCCCAACTTGCGACCCACTCCCAGAAATCTTTTACAGCGTGTTTTTTTAATCTCCACTTTGCAGTGTTACCGCCGTCGTGGATAAAAAACATCGCAAGCATCTCAAATTCTGACATAACGCCCAAAAATTCAGCATGGTTTCCTAATTCCATATAATCATTCGGTGCTGGCGTAGCTGTGCAGCATAATTTATACGGAATATCTCTGCAACTCTCTATCAACCAGTTCCTTGTTTTCCCGTTTTGACTTTTCAGTATGGATGATTCATCAAGCACAATTCCAGTAAATTGCGTTAAATCAAATCGTTCCATTCTGTCATAGTTCGTAATATTGATACCATCTCTAACATCAGCATTTTCTTTGCATAACGTAACATTAATACCGATTTCCTTACCCTCTGCAACCGTTTGGCTCGCTACTGCTAATGGCGCAAAAATTAAAACCTTGCCATGTATCAGTTCAGCCCATGCCAACTGGATTCTTGTTTTGCCTAATCCAGTTCCCGCAAATACAGCGGATTTTCCTTTTTTTAACGCCCATTTCACAATATCATGCTGATAATCAAAAAGATGCTTGTTTATATCCTTATCTGCAACATTCATTCCGCTATCTACAACTTTTACTTCTTTTTGCTTTAGAAATTCCTGATATTCCATGTTTACCCCCTTTTTTAATCATTGTTTTCGTAATCGATAATTTTTATCTCTGCGTATACAATTCGCACTTTAATTTCTTTTCATGCTCCATTTGTGTTTTATCCCCCATTCATATATCCCCCTATTTCGCACCAAAATCGTTTCTGACGCACGTTTGTGGGTCGGTTGGTATAATTACTCGTCCTTGCCGCATACCTTGCGTCAACGACCCACCGCCTAAAATCGCTACGCAATTTTTGAGGCGGGGGCTTGAACCTGTTCGTTGTAGCTCTCTGGCTCATGCAGAGGTTTGGCAGATTCCGAAGAATCCTCCCTCTCGAACGGCTCTACTCAACATGGATTGCTCCATGCTCGGACGGTTGACAGCGCCCGCAGGTCAGCGGCGATATACGCACTGACCGATTAGCTTAATTTTTCGAAATGCGGGGCTTCCACACCGGAAACCCACTGCGTTCCAAGCAAGTAGATGTTCTCTGCACCCACGGCATCGTCATTCATCTGATGACCGCAGCAGTCACAGACATAGAGATGCCTGTTGTGGTTGCGATTCTCTTTGTGAATGCGTCCGCATCTTGGGCAGCGCTGGCTCGTGTAGGCAGCCGAGACTTCAAGCACGAGAGATTTGTTTGCAAGAGCTTTGTAGACGAGTTTTTGCTCGAAGTCATAAAACGCCCATGAGCGGAGTTCTCTCTTGCCTTTTTTCGTACGCTTGAGGTTCTTCTCGTCAAAAGAAACGTCCGTCAAGTCTTCAACCACGAAGAGTGTGTTCGGGCCATAATGAGAAACAAGTGCCTTGGAAATCTGATGGTTGATGTCAGCCATCCAGCGGTTCTCTCGATTCTCGATGGTACGGATTCTGCGTTTGGAAGACTTGGTGTTTTTCTTCTGGAGATGCCTGCGAAGTTCATAGAAATGCCTGCGTCTGCGGGCAATCTGCTTGCCGGATTCAAAGTGAATATGCTTCTGCTCGTCAAACGTCGTGATAATCTGGCGCAAGCCACGATCGATACCGACGACATGAGCAACATGGTCTTTCGAGAATTTCTCTACATCTTTCTGCATGGCGATATGAAGATACCATTTGCCGCGTCTTTCATGAAGCGTGGCAGAGCACTGTTTCCATCCGCCATTGTAGAACTTGTCGAAGTATCCAACCTGCCAATGTGCCGTGGCTTTCTCGCGGCCATGAAGCGTAAGCATGGACACGGAACCGTCTGGCAGCACGCTGTAAGAAAACTTGCGGGCATACTGGATGAACGGCGTATGGAAGGCAATCGGTTTTTGCATATACTCGAAGACAGTCTTCGGATCGAACTCCCAGCCCTGCTTTTTGGCCTTCTTTGTCAGACGGTCAATGTCAAGCGTCTTGACTGTCTTGTATTTCGCGATGACCGTCTTAATGATAGACTGAGCAAGAAACGACGGCATGTCGTAATCTGCCCGGATTTTCCTATAGAGCCTGTCTTGCAGGGTGCGTTGCTGCAAGATAAATCCGTGTTTGAAGATATACTGTGAAACCAAATTGCAGGCTGCAACGAATTGTCTCTGCGTTTCACGAAAGGAGATGGCTTGCTGGCATGAGATGTTCACTTTGAGCTTTAGAACTTGCGAGACTAGCATTATTTTCACCACCTTTTACTAGAAATAGTATAGCATATATTCTAGTAAAAGTCTAGTTTCGTTTGTTTGTGGGCCGCCAGAATTCCCACCACCTACGCCTGCGGCGTTGAGGTGGGGGAATTCTGGCGGAAATCAGTTAAACAACTTGATCATGTTGTCAGTGTCCGGCTTCATAATTCCTCCTTCCTCCTACTCGTCCACCAGGCCTGCTTCCCATTCCCGATAGAGCTTAAACCAGTCGTGGGCGTCCATAGTCACCTTCCAGCCTGTACCGTTTTTCCGGTGGAACACAGCCGGGATGTTCCCAGTAGTCTTGCCTGCATCCCTGGTAGCTTGGGCTAGGGCATCGTCCAGGTTCAGATGTTCCACCCGCTTGACCTCGATGTGGATACCTGGCAGGCCCACAACGTCGGCCGCCCCAGATTCATTGTTCCCGCAAAACTGGGCGGAACGGTGGACGTCATAGCCCTCCGCCTTGCACAGCCGTACCACTTCCAACTCGCCGACCTTGCCTTTTCGTCTACTGTTCGTCATACATAAGTTCATCCCCTTTGTTGTCTGCAAATCGTTTGTTGTCTGCAAATTATTCAAATCATGAGGTTTTTCTCCGCGAATTTTTGCGCGAAGATTTCCACCTGTTCCTGGTTGCCGTTCGGCAAAATCAGGTCAAGCCCGTTGTCCCCCATGAATTCGCACTCTCCATTCGCCGGATTCTCCCGCAAAACCGGAATACATGCCCTGTGCATGATTGCCCGATATGGGCATTCCGCTACGTATTTGCCCTGCGGACACATCCGGCACCCGATAAGCATGAGTTCCGCCAGCGTGAACACATCCTGCGCCGCCATTGTGATGGGTTCGTACGTTTCGTAGTCCTTTTCTTTCTCCAAGCGCGCCTTGTCTGAAGTCATGATTTCTACGACGGTATGTCCGGCTCGGCGCTCAACGGATTTCAATTGCTCCGGATCCAAAGCTTCCAGCCGTTCAGTCAGGATGTTGTTAAGGTATGTGTTGACGCACTTCAATTTTCGCGCCCACGCCTTTTCCTTGTCCGTTTTCGCCGTCCGCGCCGTATCTTTTGCCGCGGCGCCGATTTCCGTAGCGAACGCGCCAAGCTTTACCATCTCCATGACTGACCTTGCATTAGCATATTTTGTTTCCTGCATTTTTGCCCTCCTGCCGACCTCGTAAAATCGTTTCTGGCGATTTAAAAACAACCCGCTCGATAAATCTATCGTGCTATGCCATAAAAAATTGATAGGCGTAAAATCTGGCCGGTTTCCCGCGGTTCTTCTTCGTAATCGGCCGGCCGGCCAGCACTATAAAATTTTGGCTTACCATTCACAACTGTCACACGTTTTTCCTGGTGTGTTTTTGTCGGTATTCGTATCGGCAAGAAAAACGAAAGCTTGTTCACTATTTTCACTCTCTCACACTCACTTTCTTATTCACTATTTTCATTCTCTCACACTCACTTTCTGATTCACTCCCTAAATCCATTGGAAGAAGGGAATAATGTATGTAGTATAGGGGGGGGGATACTCCCCCCTATACATATACATACTTATTACCCTTCCAATGGTCATGGATTTGATTCAATTCATTCATTTCTCTATATAATGGGGAGTGAATTGAATAGCTTTAATTTTTACTCGGTTGGGTAATAAATAATTTCCCCATTTACGCTTTTGTAATTCTTTAATTTTTTTATTCTGCGTGAGTAAGTTGGTTGAGAAATTCCAAATTCTTTCATCACATCTTGTTTGGTAACTTTTTCGCCTTTGGATAACTTATCAGCAATATAGATTTCCATTTCCGCAAGTTCCATGTCTACTTCATCTTGCTTCTTTTCGTTTCCCTTTTGGCTCTTGTCCTCTTGGGAACCGTCAGCCACAGCAGTTTCCAGTTCACCTATCTCATCTAACCTGTGTATTGGCCAGTCGAACCATACGTTGATTGGTAAGAATGGTGGAAATTCTCGGAGTGTTCCAGAGATACGCCATGCGGTTTTTATGTCGTTATCCTCATTGCCGTCCTCTTTCTTTTTCGGTTTTCGTATCTGTATCATGTCAAGGATAGCGTCAGGATCCCTTGCGAACACTCCTGAACCAGATGCCCTGTCCATTGCATTTTTGCCACCCTGCGCCCCCTTGCTGTGGTGGTGGCAATAAATGACTGCACTTTTTAATTCCGTAGCCACCTTGTCAAACTGGTTGCAAAAGTAGGCCATCTGTTCAGCGGAATTTTCATCACCTGTTAATACTTTGTAAATAGGATCAAGTATAACTGCGATATAGTCTTTTTTGTTTGCACGTCGTATTAGCTTGGGTGCAAGTTTGTCCATTGGTAAGGCTTTACCACGCAAGTGCCATATATCTATTTTCTTTAAATTGTTAGGTTTTATATTTAGTCCGTTATACACATCATTAAATCTGTGCAAACAACTCGCCTTGTCCAATTCAAGATTCACATACAGCACATTGCCTTGTGTACATTGCCAGCCTAACCATGTTGTACCCTCTGCAATGGCGATAGACAGTTCTATCAGTGCAAAACTCTTTCCAGCTTTACTTGGCCCGGCCACTAACATCTTGTGTCCTTGCCGCAGGATTCCGTCTATCAGCGGCGGCGATAATTCAGGCATGTTGTTCCAAACATCTGCAAGGTTTTCCGTTTCAGGTAAATCGTCATTGATACTTTCGATCCACTCTTTCCACTCAGCAAAATTTTTCTTGCCAATGTTTTCTGCAACAACAAACTGTTTCTTGCCGTTTCGTTCGCAGCCTGGAAGTCTTGACAGTCGTGACGGATTCCTGTCATTCGTGTCTACTTCCAGTCCGTTTTTTTGGCAAACGGTATACAAAAAGTCAACTCGTCTGCGGTATTCATCAAACGTGTCTGCGTCAACGTGAACGATAGCATGTAAGGACTTGTTGCCAGAATGTACCAAGATAGCTACTGGTAATTCCAATTTTTTAATAATGTTTAACTGTTTCCCTATTTCTATCTTGTCACTTTCAATCAACGCATACCGAAAATCTGTTACGTTTTTGTCTTTGATACCTTTGCCGTCTAACGGATTAAACCGCACCCATGCACCAGCATTTTTGTCATAAGTGCCAAACGATTCTTCAATTACTACTTCTTTTTTATACTTTTTTAAGTCGTTGATAAGCTGCTGTGCTGTTTTTGCATAACTTCCAGAGCCGGATGGATAATACTTGTCGTTTTCTTCGTCATATCCTGACTGCATGGTAAAACCAACATGCTCATCCGGTTTAAACAGTGCTTTCAGGTATCGGATTGCTTCATCAGCAGGATTCCAGTTTTTAGGTTCTTTGATTTCTTCTTTCTCAATATAGTGTTGGTCTACTATGGTCAGTTCTTCGTTGATTACACTATCCCATTCCAACGGTTCATTATTTATCTTTGACATGGGAATCCAGCCGTTTGCTTTTGCAAGTGTGGTTATCACCGCACCAGTTACGTTACGCATACCACCCTGAAACGTCTGCCATTTCTTTTCACATTCGCCAGGTTTGTATCGTTCTGGATCAGTCCTGCTCCAAGAATCCCATACGTCACAGGTATAACCCTCTTCTTTTAAGGCCATTCCTACGTTTATCCAGTCCTGATAGGAAAGTCTTGCACAGTCAATGTAATCTAACAATTCTACATGGTTAAAATTTTTCATCGTACCTCCGGCACATACGTTGCAGGAATGATGCCATACGGAACATACCAATGATTTTGTGCGATGCGTCCAATCATTTTGCTGGCAGCTTCAAAACTCCATTCACCCACACGGATAAAACCTTTCCGTTCTAACAGACGTATCTGTTTCGGAGTGGCCAGTCCTGCCTTGCTTCTTTTAATAAGACGGTCTAACAGCATACTTGCTTTCCCTGAATTTTCAATAGATTCAGAAGAAATGCCAAACTTCTCTAATGCGTCAAGTTGCTTTTGTGAAGCTGGAGCCATTTCCCATGCGAACGACGGCATGTAATTGGCAAGGTCAGAATCCATGATACTCATTTCGTATTGCAGCGGATCCACCAACTTTGCTTTTCTGTGCCGCATAGCTTTTAGTTCTTCTGCAAGTTTGCGTTCACGTTCCTCAATGGCATCTCGTTCTGTTTCTTCTTCCAATTCTTCCAAGTCGTATAATTCGCCTTGTGCCATTTTTTCCGTCATTTTGTTGGCAAGGTCTTTGTCTTTGGCTATCAGATGAGCAGGACGTACCAGTTCATGTTTTTCAGTCATCCACAAAAAATCCAATAATAAACAATTTTCCTTGCCGTGCGCAGGACGTAACCCTCTTCCTACGATTTGTGCGTAAAGACTTCTGCTTTTGGTGGCTCTTAAACAGATGATGCAGTCTACTGACGGACAATCCCAACCCTCTGTCAGCAACATGGCGTTACATAACACCTGGTATTTGCCGTTTTCAAAGTCCTGTAAAATCTGCGTCCTGTCTTTGGATCCTCCATTGACTTCTGCTGCCGCAATTCCATGTTCAAGCAATATATCCCTGAATTTTTGTGACGTTGATACTAACGGCAGGAACACAACGGTCTTGCGGTCTTTGCAGTATTTCAGCAGTTCTGTGGCTATTTGCCCTAAATACGGATCTAATGCGTCACCTAACTCATTCGCTTTAAAGTCTCCGGCAGAAATACCAACATGAGATATATCAATATTCAGCGGTATTGTTTGTGCTACAATCTTACACAAATAGCCGTCTTTGATTGCTTGTGGCAAAGAATATTCATAGGCCAGTGAATCAAAGAATGTTCCTAAATTTTTGCGGTCACTTCTGTCTGGCGTAGCCGTTACGCCTAATACTGCCGCATTGGAAAAATAATTTAAAATGTTTTGGTAACTTTGAGCAATCACATGATGCGCTTCATCTACAATCACAGTTCCAAAATAATCTTTCGGATATTGCGTAAGCCGTGATTCTCTCATCAACGTCTGTACGCTGCCTAATGTGATGTTGAAAAATGAGTTTGCGGATCTTGAATCCGCTTTTTCCAATGCACAAGGAAGTCCTGTAAAACGTTCTATTTTTTGTTCTGCCTGTTCCAGCAGTTCCCCACGATGCGCTAACACTAATACGTTGTCGCCTTGTTTTACTCTCTCTTGTGCTACTTTGGAAAAGACAACAGTTTTGCCGGTGCCGGTCGGAAGCACAAGCAAAGTTTTCCTGTTGCCTTTTTGCCATTCACCCAGAATCGCATTACATGCTTCTTGCTGATATGGCCTTAATCCCATCAATTTTTGGCGGCGCGGGTACCCCTGGCTTCAGCCATGGGGAGGAGCGCCGCCTCCCTCCTCTCACAAATAAACCTATTGGCTGGTTGCAGAAACTTGATTTTTCTGCAATTTGCATCTGTTGCTACAACTTCTCCGGACAGTTTACGAAGAGAAAAATATCCCCTCATACGTCGTCCGAATACGAAGCACTCCTGACCGGCAAATTTCACCTTGTCGAAAAGCCTGAATCCGCGTACCAGATACGCCGCCTGATTCATCTTACGTCTGCCACCTTTTAAGATTTTCTGCTTGTGAATCTGACGATTATGCCGCCTGACTTGCACTTGCAGGAAATCGTATGGCAACCGTTCGGCCTTGAGGTTTCCTGCGATGCAGAAGGCATCGGCAGTATGGGTTTTCTCAATGTTATGCCGGATGCGATTGTTCTTCGTGATATAGCCAAATGTCATGTGGACGTTCTTATACAACTTCTTCAAGCGATTGTAAAACGTCCACCGCATGATGCCCATGAAGGCCGCGTCGCGGAACCGCGTACCGCGATGAATCGTCTTTGGCAGCTTGACCGTTCCGCAATGATATCCTTTGTGGCAAGTCTCGCAGAGCGTGATGAGATTGTTCGGCGCGTCTCCACCAGTCTTGCGGCTCTCGATATGATGCACGTTAAGGATGTGATCCTTCGACTTGCCATGGCAGCACTGGCACTCATGTCCATCACGCCACAGCACGTACTCACGCACGTTCCAGAATCCAAGTTGCTCGCCCTGCTGGTATTCTGCGCCGGCAATCTCTGGATGCTTAATTTTCTGGATGTCGAAGCTCGCTGTCTCGACCGTTATATCAGAAATTGGAAGCATTTTGCAAATATCAGCAATAATACGGAGATGCGCTGCAATCTTATTTTCGATACTCGGTGCAAGCCAATTCTTATGCTTTCGGCTGATGCGGTTAAGAAATCGCGGCTTGCGATACCGAGTCTTGCGATTCCTACGAGAGCGACGAAGCTCACGTTTTGTCGAAAGCAACTCCACAATCTTACCACCGCGAAGCTCTGTCTGACTTGCATATAGCTCTTGTTTTTCCGTCGAGGCGGATGCTCCGACGTGCTTAGACCCGGCATCAATGCCAAGTGAAACCTTTTGCTTGTAG